ATCACCACGGTGAGGAATGATATGGTCGACCACGGTCGCTGCCGTGAACCGTCCCTGTGCTTTGCAACGCACACACAAAGGATGCCGGCGGAGGTACGCTTTGCTGAGCCTCTGCCACCTGCTGCCGTAGCCACGCTTGGCGGCAGACGGTCGGTCTGGGTGCAAGGGCTGATGCTCTGCACAATACAAACCGTCTGTCAGATTGGGACAACCGGGGTGCTTGCAGGGCTTCTTACATTTCTTCGGCATAAGGTTCACCTCCGGATACAAAAAGCCGCCTCGGATGATTCCATGGCGGCTCTCGTTTTATTCTTTGCTATGATACAGTATAGCATACCATAAAGCTCTTATCAAGTCTTATGAACTCTGATGAACTCTTAACTTTTCGAGTGCTTTATTGTGGAGATAGTAAATATGCTGTACGCTATAGTCTAATTCACTTGCCACCACTTTCCATGGCTTAAACTCCAGATACCGTTTTGTAAGAAGATCACGGGCATCTGCATCTGTGACCTTCTGAATCTGTTTCCGCATTTCATGCATCAAATGTTGAAGTTCCATTTTGGTTTCTTCGATTTCTTCTTCCAATGACAAAATTTTTTCTACAGCAATTTCCATCTTGTGTGGTTCTGGAGAAACTGTTTTAGGGGAATCTCCACCTTTTCCACCCATACCCTCAGCAGATTGTCGTATGCAATCGATCTCATGCTCTTTCCGAAAGATTCGGTGTCGGAGGCGTTCTGCCTCTTCCATGTATGCTTTTGGATTCATGCATTTTCCTCCCTCACAATTTCAGCACACACAGCAGTCATCAAAGCGGTCTGGGTTTGTTCCTTTCGAGTCAGGGCTTTCAAGATACGTTCGTCAATCGTACCCTTGGTGATGAGATGTTGAATGACAACCGTTTCGGACTGCTGCCCCTGCCGCCACAGTCTGGCGTTGGTCTGCTGGTAGAGTTCTAAACTCCAGGTCAGTCCGAACCACACCAACACATTTCCGCCTGCCTGCAAATTCAAGCCATGCCCGGCGGAGGCCGGGTGCAGCAGACCAACTTGCAGCCTTCCGGCGTTCCAGTTCCGAATACTGTCAGAGGACTGGATTTCCTGATAGGAAACCTGTAACCGTTGCAGGCGTTCCGCAATTCTTGTTCGGTCATGCTTGAACCAGTATGCCACTAGAACGGGCTTGCCGTTGGCCGTCTCTATCAAGTCCTCCAGTGCATCCAGCTTTCGGTTGTGAATGGGAATCACCGCTCCGGTGTCGTCATACACTGCTCCATTCGCCAGCTGGGAAAGTTTGTTGGATAGACTTGCAGCGTTGGCGGCGGTGATTTCAGTGTCCTGCATCTCCAGAATCAATTCAGACTTGAACCGTTTGTAGGTTTCTTGCTCCGTGTCGGACAGCTGCACGGGATATTCGTTGGAAAGTAATTCCGGCATGTGCAGGTGGTCGATGGCTTTCATCGAAACGGTGATGTCAGCGATTTTCTCATAAATCTGCTGCTCTGCATCGGGCAAGGGCTTGTAGGAATACACGAGATAGCCGTTTTGCTTGTCCGGCTTGAAGTAGGCATTCCGGTACTGCCCGATGAATCTGCCGAGCCGTTCTCCCATATCCAGCAGACGAAATTCCGCCCATAAATCCATCAAGCCGTTGCTGGCAGGCGTTCCGGTCATCCCCACGATGCGTTTCACATTCGGTCGAACTTTCATCAGGGCTTTGAAGCGTTTGCTTTGGTGACTCTTGAAGCTGGAGAGTTCATCAATCACCACCATGTCGTAATCAAACTTCGTGTTGTTGACGAGCCAGTCCACATTTTCCCGGTTGATGATGTAGATGTCGGCATCTGCCTTTAAAGCTGCAATGCGTTCTTCCTCTGTGCCGACCGCTACGCTGTATCGCAGCGGTTTCAAGTTCTCCCACTTTTCGATCTCAGCAGACCATGTATCCCGTGCAACTCGCAGCGGTGCAATCACCAAAACCTTTCTGACCGCAAACAAATCAAACATCAAATTGTGGATTGCGGTCAGTGTTGTAATCGTCTTACCAAGTCCCATATCCAGAAAGAGTGCTGCGATTGGATGTTCTTCGATAAATCGAACAGCATATTTCTGATAATCATGTAGTTCCATCGCTTTTCACCTCCGAGATGATTTTTTCGATGCCCTCACAAGCATCCAAGACATAAACCAGAAAACCCAATCGCCTCAGAAGTTTATGCCGGGAAAGTTGAAGCGGTCTGGGTTTCTCTCCGGGTGCTTTCACTTCCACAAAAGCGATTCTGCCGCCGGGCATCAATACGATGCGGTCTGGAACGCCTGCCGTTCCGGGAGACGTGAATTTCCAGCACACACCGCCATTTTGCTTTACTGCCTTTGTGAGTTTTTCTTCAATTATTTTTTCTCGCATGGATTCTCCCTGTTTTTCGAGAAAATGGAGGTCATAGGAAGTCAAATACAAACCTTATATATAGAGAAAAATTTTACTTTTTTTCTCGCCTGCGTAAAGTCTGTATATGAGTTCCTATGACTTCCACTTTCCCTATATTTCGGTGTTTTTTGACCTTAAAAGTGGAAGTCGATTTTATAAAGTGGAAGTCAAAAACATACTTTTAGTCAAGAAAATCGAATTTGATGCAAAGTCCCATAATCACATTACACTGTGTTGTTCTCTTACGTTTGTACCCAGCCTGTTCCAAAGCAGAATAGAAATCTGATGTGCTGCGAACAAACTCACCATTTTCAAGACAGTATTCACGATAGTGCCGATATAGTTCTCCGGACTTTTCCTGATAGCTTTTATCCACTTCACAACACTCATTGATGAAATTGCCAAGCCAGTCATTGCCTTCCCGATAGGCTCCAATTGCATCAAGAACACACTGCGGTCTGTTGATCTGATAGTTTGCCGCAATGACCTTTCTTGCACCTTCAATCAGCCATGAAAGTACCGCACCACCTGCGTTATCTACCAAGTGCTGCGTGTAGTTTTTGATATCCTTAGAACCCTGAATTTTTGCGTGAAACGGGATCACAATCAATCTTCTCCACGTGCCATCATCCGATGCACCAACCTTCGGAAGATGATTGGTATACAGCACCAAAGTATGTGAAGGTTCAAAGTGGAATGGTGCTTTGAATTTCTTTTCGGCAAAAATCGGGTCAGTGGAACAGAGCTGTTTTACCACACTGGTATTCAATCGCATTCCTTCCTGCAATTCTGCCGCAATAATCATCCGTTTTCCCTTGAGTTCCGCCATCTCCGGCTTCACGTTTCTCTTACAATTGACGGTCAGTGCATCCGCTGAAATGTTTCCGCTGTAACTTCCCAGAACCTTGTAGATGACATTCCAGAACGTTGATTTTCCGTTTCGTCCGTCACCGTAGGCAATAATCATCGCCTCCAAGTACACCTTGCCCACAATGCAAAGTCCGCAAATCATCTGCACATAGTCAATCAAACTCTGGTCACCGCAGAAGAACAGCTGCAACGCATCCTCCCACAAATCCTTACCGGCATCACTTGGAACGACCGCCGTCACTTTCGTTAAGAGGTCGGCAGGGTCTGTAGGCTTCCAGCCATTCAATCCTTCGGGCAGATAGTAAGTTCCACCCGGAGTATTTAAGAGCATTGGATTGCTGTCAAGGGCTTCTGGATTGTGGAGAACCAGCGGCTTTGCGGCATCCAGTGCATTGGTCATACTGCGAACATGGCGGTATTTCATCACGAATGCCTTGAAAGTGGCATAGTACTGATACTCCTTGTATGCGGCGTTCTGTTCCTCGTCCAGACTATCCCGAAACTTTTTGCCGCCGTTGATTGCTGCATCTCTTGCAACACCAAGGCTTTCCAGTTTCAGAAGTGACGCTTCCACCTGCTTTTCCGCCTCTGCCAGCTGTACGTCTGTATGTTCAATCATGGCAAGGGTGACGGCGTGTTCTGACTCCTCCCAGTAGGTTCCGTTGTAGCGAAGATAATCGGTCGCAATAGTAAACGCCACCTCATCTGAAAAGCCTTCTACAAATGTGCGAGCCTCTCCAACGTCCGAAAAATCATCGGGAATCAGGGACTGTTTGCCATATGCTTCAGGGGAAATATATCCTTCCTGCGAGGTTACTTTTTTGCCGAATTTGCAGGCACTGTGCCAGATGGTTTCCAGTTCTTCATCCGGTAGCGGCGGTTCGCATTCTGCTGCTTTTTCCAGGAACTTCTGATAACTTTCCTCAGTCACACCAAAACGCTTTACAAGCTTTCCAGCCATGCGTGACATTGTGCTGTTACGCTGTCCCTGCGGAATGTTACGATTTGACTTCATCAGTGTAAGCCAGTCCTCAATGGAAAGACTGCCTTCGTGCCATACAACATCACTCGGACAGCCAAAAAGAAAACGTGAGGCATCCAGTGCATTCCCATCAAAAAACGGCAGTTCCTTATGGATTTTCTGCTTTATCGCCTTATGGGAATTTGTATCGTTGCAGGGTGCTGTCGGGAAAAACACATGAAAACGTGGTCTTGCGGATTTATTCCCTTTCGTCAGCATATGATGACGGCTGTAGGTCACTGCAAATGCAACATCTCCTAAGCTGTTCATCAGCATTTCAGGCGTGATCCAGTCTTTCGGGTCGTCTGAATGGTCGTTGTCACAATCCATGGGTACTACATCAGACAGCAGGAAATTGGCATCACTGCGTGCAAAATTCTCATACTGAGCACAGACATGATCATAGACAACAGCTTTTTTCAAATCCGCTTCTGAAGTAATGACCTTTTGGTTGGGATAAAGGATATTCTTTTCATTGCCGGTACAGTTTGCTGTATAGAGCGTAAATTTCATTCTATTTCCTCCAGTTCTTCTGTAAAATACCGAATGGTCATATGCCGCCGCTTCGCCCATTTGATTTCCTGCTGCATCCCCTCCGACCGCACAGAACCAAACACCCACAGCTGGGCACATTTTGACAGCAGTACCAAATTCATGAACATCGCTGTCTGACGATCTTCGCCCAGACTGTCATCCATGAATTGCGGAAACAGCAAGTGGGGAGCGATAGGGACATAGTGGGTATCTACCGCAAAGCGGCTGTATCGTCTGGCATTTTCGATATTGTCATTGATGCAGCCGTAGGAATAGGGAGAACAAATGTATACCAGCGGTCGATAAGCGGCAGCTTTTTTCGCCCTGCGTTCCTCTCGTTCAATACGGCTCAGTGCCTCATAAGCAGTGAGGTCGATGTATCCCTCAGCGTTATACAGATTCATGCAATACTCCTTTCAGCCGTTTCTGTGTGCAGGCATCGCAGTAAACAGCACTGCTGAAAATGTCAAAGTTTTCTGCTGTCCAGAAGATACTCAGATCCACTGGTACTTCTGCACCGCACTGCGGGCAGCGGCAGTATACGTTTTCGTTGTTGATCTCCACGGAGATACTGGTGGTGTCATTCAGATTTTCTTTGATGTAAAACATGGAATCCTCCTTAGTCTTTCTTGTAAAAGCTGCAT